AAGTCGCGCATCGCAGCGTCGCTGATCGCGAGCGGCATCAAGTCACCGAATGAGATCAGAGCAGAGATGTTCAACGACGAACCCTATGAGGGTGGCGATCTTATTTACATGAGCATGTCGCTGATACCTGTCGGGTCGACGAAGAAGGGATGGCTCGCTGAACAAGAAGCAGCAGATGCAGAGAAAGAAGCAGCGCTTGCTGCTGCCGCTGCTGCTGCTGCGAACAAGCCGAAAGAAGAAGTGCCGCCTGCGCTCGCAGAAGCGAACGCTCAGAAAGAAGAAGAGGCCGCAGCAGCAGAAGAGGCGAAGCGCTTCACAGCATACATGGACACAGCAGAGCGATCGGTCGCTGCTGTCGACGCTGCTGAAGACGAAGTCGTCGAGACGCGTCCTTCGTTCTGGCGCGACAACGCACGCAAAGAGCGTCTGTGGCAAGCGTTCGAGAAGCGTGTCTCTGCGTCAGAGCGCGCGCTGATGCCTGAGATTCTGAAGTTCATGCGCACGCAAGCGCTGAGCGTCAAGCGTGAGATCGACAAAGCGACGAGTGTCGCGAGCGTCACAGCAGCGAGCGTGTTCAACGTCGAAGCAGAAGTGAAGAAGTATGTGAACAAGTTCTTCGCGAGATACAGAGTCGCGTTCGAGCGTGCTGCTGAAGCCGGCCTGCACGCGACGAAAGGCAAGTTGTGGATCCCGCCCGAAGAACGGCGCATCAAAGACAACGACGACTTCCATGTGAGCGAAGAGCATCTCAAGAAGTTGCGCGCGCAGATGAACATCGCTGCTGATCACATCTTCTCGACGACGTATGATCTCATCGACAACGACATCGCGCTCGCGACAGCGAACAACCTGACGGTCGAGCAACTCGCGCAGTCGATCTATCAGCACCTCGACACATACAGCATCGAACACTCGCGACTCGTCGCACGCACAGAGATGGCGCGCACCGAGAATTGGGCCGGCCTTGAGGGCTACAAAGAGAACGAGCAGGTCGACATGAAAGGTTGGATGTGTTCGTTCGTCGAAGATTCGCGAGAGCCGCACAAGATCGCAGACGAGCAAGAAGTGCCGCTCGACGCTGACTTCAACGTCGATGGCGAGTCGCTCGAATATCCCGGCGACATGCGAGGCAGCGCAGGCAACGTCTGCAACTGCCTCTGCACGACGTATCCCGTCGTGAGCGTAGTCTGAGAGAGGTGACATCATGAAGCGAGCAATCAAAGCGACAGAGCGAGTCATCAAGCGACTCGACCCGTCGCTGATCGAGATCAAGAGCATCGACGAAGAGAAGCGAATCATCTGGCATCCGATCACGCGTGAAGTGCCCGACAGATACGGCGACATCGTTCGCGTCGACGGCGTCAACGTCGACGACTTTCTGCGCAAGCCGGCTGTGCTGTATGGTCACGACTACCGCTCAATGAACCCTGTGCCTGTGATCGGCTCGAACGTCGGGTTCGAGAAAGTGGGCGACACGCTCTATGCGGGCACGCAGTTCTTGCAGACAGCAGACGTGTCGCAGCCGCTCGCTGATCTCGTCAACGACAACTTCTATTTGCAGAAGAAGAAGTTGCTCGGATGGTCGATCGGTTTCTTGCCCGTCGACTGGTCAGAGATGAAAGACGGCAAGCAGTTCAAGGGCTACGACTTCAAGTCATCGAAGTTGCTCGAATACAGCAGCGTTGTGATACCTGCTCATCAAGACGCTGTGAACTCGTGGCTCAAAGAGCAGCAGCATGCAGACGCTGTCGCGAAGTTCTTCGACATGCACGTCGTCGAAGAGTTCGAGATGATCGAAGACGACGCTGTCGTCGAGAAGAGTGACGACGTATTGAACTCAGACGTGCAGCATGCGACAATCAGCAACGCACAAGACGAGCAGGACGCGGGTCCTGTGACGATAGACGCGGCAGCGCAGAGTGCGCCAGCCGCAACGAAGCAATCTCATCAGCAAGGAGGCAATCACATGCTGAAGACAATCCTCGAGAAACTCGCGAAAGGCGAGAATCTCAAACAGGAAGAGATCGACTTCCTGACGCAGATGGAGGCGCAGCGAGCAGCGGGGGGTGACATGCACCCGGCGCGCGTGATCGAGCGCTCAGACGGGCACTTCGCCAGTCAGACGCGCAACATCAACGAGATCGTCAACCTGCCTGCTCGTATGCTGAACGAGGTCGAGCGCGAGTTGCAGACGTTCTCTGACGATGCCTACATCGCAGCGACGATCTTGAAGACGAACCCGCGCGCTCTCAAGATGTGGGAGCAGTTCAACTCGAAGTCGAGCGCTCTGCGCAAAGCGCTCGCAGAAGCGACAGCGAATGCCGGGGCCGAGTGGGTGCCGACTCTTCTGAGCGCTGACTTCATCGAGAAGTTCAGACTCGAAGCGAAAGTCGCTGCGCTGTTCAACGACTACCCGATGCCGTCGAACCCCTACAAGGTTCCCTACGCAGGCGGCCTGAGCGCTTCAGACTTCTACTATGTCGGCGAGTCGACGAGCGACGCACCGACCGCATCGCCCGCAACGACAATGGCGACGGGCGATCAGACGCTCACGGCGAAGAAACTGAAGGCGCGCGTGGTATTCTCTGACGAGATCAACGAAGACAGCATCGTGCCTGTCATCCCGACGATTCGCGCAGAACTCGTCAGAGGCGGTGCCGAGTGCGTCGAAGACGTTCTGCTCAACGGCGACATCACAGCGACGCATCAGGATGTCGATGTCACCGACTCGAAGGACAGACGCAAGGCGTGGAGCGGTCTGCGCAAACTCTGTCCCACCGAGACGAAGGCGTCGCTCGCGACGTTCACGGCGATGTCGCACATTCAGGCATTCATCACGTTGATGCAGAAGTATGGCATCAACCCGACCGATCTCGCGTTCATCACAGGCGGCGTCGGATACTCGAAGTTCCGCGCGCTCACAGAAGTCATCACGGTCGACAAGTATGGGCCGAACGCTGTCGTGCAGACTGGCGAACTCGGGAAACTTCTCGGGACGCCGATCATCGTCAGCGAATACATCCGGGAGAACCTCAACGCGACGGGCGTCTACGACGCAACGACGATGACGAAGACGCAGGTGCTGATCGTCAACCGGCGCGGGTTCATGCTCGGTTCGCGCGGCACGCCGAAACTCACTTTTAAGAGCGAAGGCGAAGTCGATCAGAATCAACTCATCATGTCGTTCCGCAAGGCGTTCGCGCCTCGTTGGACGCCGTCTGCGACGGTCCGCACAATCGCGAACGGCTACAACGTCGCTTGATGCTGAGCGTGAACTGAGAGGCATACCATGAAAGAATATCATCTCAAGACAAAGCAGTTCTTTGTCGGCGCGATCATCATCGACCCGACGGCGCTGAAATATGCGCTGTGGAAGTGCGAGAACAAGATCAAGATCGCGGCCGTCAGACTCGGCGTCATGTCGGCTGTCACAGCGGCTGACACGAACTACACGACAGCGATCGTCAAGAACGCCACGGTCACAATCGCCTCGATGGCGAACGGCCCGATCGCAGGCGGCATCAGCATCGCTGCTGGCGCACAGGGTGCGTTCACGCTCGTCACAGCGGCCGGCGCGAACGAGGTCGCGAAAGACGCGCTGCTGACTCTGGAGTTCACGAAGGTAGGCAACGGCCTTGCGTGGGCCGGCGCGAACGTCGAGATCGATTATTACGACTACAACGACTGAGTCGTAGGGCAACGCTGACATGACACGCGCGCAGCGGGAGCAGACGCACTTCGCAGACGCTCTCGCTGCGCGTCTTTTAAAAGCGAGGGGGTGATCGACATGGCGAGACTCAAGTGGCTGGGTGTCCCGCATCTGCCTCAGTATCGAGGGCCGATCGGTGGCGCCTATGTCGCGCTCAACGCTGGCGACACAATCGACAACGTGAGCGAAGCAGATGCTGCGATTCTGCTCAACGACTTCAAAGGCATCTTCGTCGCAGCGACAGACAAGCCAGAGGTCGACCGACAGATCAAGAGCGCAGAGACGCGCCCTGTGAGCGCGAAGAGAGTCGTGAAGAAGTGATGATCAACAAGAGCAGACAGGGCCAGAGTCCACGAGGCGCGCGCTGCACGCCGCAGCAGAGCGACTGCACGTCAGCGCCTCGCTCTGTCTGCCTTGAGGAGTGACGACGATGAGCATGAGTTCACAGACGCTGCTGAAGATCGACGAGATCAAGTCGTTCTTGAAGACGCGCAACGATGAAGACGACGCTGTGCTTGAGATGATCGCAGACGGCGTCAGCGAAGCGTTCTCGCGCTTCACGAAGCGCACGCTGATGACGAAGACGCTGTCAGAGTATATCTGCGACGGCAACGGGCTCGTCGATCTGTATCTGCCGAATTGGCCCGTCACGACGCTGACATCGCTTTACGAGAGCGACGCTCTGCTTGTCATCGATGTCGACTACAAGATCGACATGTCAGAAGGACGCTTGCAGCGTCTCGGCGAAGAGTCGCCCGTCTGGCCAGATGGCACGCGCAATCTGAAGATGCTGAACTTGGTATCTGGCTACACGATCACAGCGACAGACACGCGCCCGTTCGACCTGAAACTCGCAGCGCTCAAGCAAGTCGGCGCTGAGTATCAGCGGTTCGTCGACAAGACGTTCAACGAGATCAATCGTTCGCTCAGCGGTCAGTCGACATCGCTGCTCGACAAAGAGTTCGCGATCGGAGTCGAAGACGTTCTTCGCCGTCACATGAGAGTCTGATGGACTACAAGATGAAAGTCGATCACGCGGGTCAGAGGAAGAAGACTCGCGGCATGAAGATGATCGACGCAGCAGCGAAGCGCAGCGCTTCTCGATGGGCTTCGCTCACGGTGAAGCGCATCAAGCGCGGGTTGTCGGGCGAATATCTCAAGACGCGCAGCGGCAAACTCAAGCGTGTCGTCGGCATGCGCATCGAGTCGACGGGCAAGGTGCAGAAGATCACGCTCGGCACGAACGTCGGCGCGACAAAAGACGATGTCGTCTATGCACGCATACACGAAGAGGGCGGGTGGATATTCCCGAAGACGAAGCGAGCGCTGACGATCCCGCTGCCCGGCATCAAGGGTCGAGTCTCAGACTTCGGCACGTTCGGCAAAGGCGGCAATCTCTTCGTCATCAAGTCGAAGCGTCACGGCTTGGGCGTGATCGCGATGAAGACAGCGTCGGGCAAGCGCTGGCGTCCGCTCTTCGTGCTGCGCACGAGCGTCAAGATGCCTGCTCGTCATTGGTTCTCGCGACCGATCGCTGAGCAGCATCCGTTGCTGAAGATGATGATGAGCGAAGATTACCTCTACGCTGAAGCGATGGCGATGGCAGAGCGTTCAGCGAACAAGAAAGCAGACGCTGCTGCTGAAGCGCAGAAGGCGGCCTATATGGGAGGCGAGTGAGATGGCGCGACCCGAAGACCCGAAGCGACTGAAAGTGATCGACCGCTTTGTCACGGCGCTCAAGGCGATCTATGAGGGCGCAGATTATCACTTCACGCCGCGAGAGGTGTCGAAGCGTCTCAAGCATTGGCGCGAAGTGCAGTCGTTGCCCGCATACTTCGTGAGCGCTGACAGCGTCGACAGACAGCCCGAAGAAGTCGGGACTCAACTCTTTCGCGAGTGGATGCGCATCTCTGTGAAGTGCTACGTCGCAGACAGAGAAGAAGACCCGACGACGCAACTTGAGAAGTGTCTGCGCGACGTGCGCAAAGCGATTGAAGCAGATCATCGCTCTTCAGCGGCCGGCTCTCTGGGCACGCTCGTCACGCTGCTGAATGTCGACACCGTCGAGTTCGACAACGGGATGCTCGCGCTCGAAGGTTATGGATATTTCGATCAGGGCTTCATCGTCTGTGTCGAAGGCGATTGGGGCGAGTTATAGGAGGCACAATGTCGAAACTCTTCATCTGGACAGGGCCCGACTGCTATGCTCGCGCGCGAGGCGGCGTCAAAGGCGCTCATCTCGAACATGACGCGACATACAACGTCAGCGACTTCGACGCAGCGACCGTCGAAGAGTGGGTCGTGACAAACTTCGCGCGCTACGTCGACGCGAAGACAAAGGCGAAAGACAAGGAGGTCACATGAGAATCCCGCGCAAGTTCGTCTGGCTCGCAGACGAAGACAGCACGACAACGCATCTCGTGCTGAAGACAAACAACATCTACTCTTCGGGCGACGTAGGCAACTCGATCTTGATCGCGCTGATGCAGGCCGGCAAGTTGAAGTTCATCGAAGACGCGCCGGGCGACACGATCCCCGACGATGTCGTCCTCGAAGTGCAGAAGGGAACGATTCCCATGAAAGACCTGCTCGATCATCTCGACGCGGGTCTGAAGAAGGAGATCGATAATGGCTAAGTCAGTCCATGACAACGTGCTTGATGCAGCGCTGAACTACATCAAGAACAACGCGACGCGCATCTGCGTCTGCTCGACAGAGCCGACTACATACACGCAGGCAGAGACGACCTACATGCTCGCGATCAAGACGATCAGCGCGAGCGACTTCACAGGCCCTGCGAACGGCGACACGAACGGACGCAAAGTCACGTCGAATCAGCACACAGGCGTCAGCATCACGAACGGCGGCACGGCGCTGCACGTTGCGTTCACGATTGCCGGCACGACGCTGATCTACGTCACGACATGCACGTCGCAAGCGCTGACGGGTGGCGGCACGGTCACGATTCCCGCATGGGACATCGAGATCGCAGACCCGACCTGATGAGCGAGTGACGCGATGGGACAATTCGCAAGCGTCGAAGGCGAGGTCGAGGTCCTCGCTGTGCCGGGGTTTCATCTCACGCTGTCTCCGAGCCGTCGTGAAGTTCATACGAATGATCTTGACATGGTTGCACGTTTTAAAGTCGGCGTCGTGAGAGACGCGGGCTTCACAAAGCCCGTCTATCTCTTGGTCGCCGGCACGTCGATCGGTGAGTTCTTTCTCAACGATGTCGCGCTCGCTGTCGACGGCGTCGACTATGTTCTCGTCGCAGCAGATGTTGCAGAAGTCGATCTCGTCATGAACATGACAGAGATGTCGCCGATCAAGATGCCGTTCGCTGTCGGCGGCTACGAGGACGAACCGATCGCGACATGAGCAAGCGATGAATGAAGAGCAAGAGCGAGTTGTCAAAGGGCCGAATGGCAAGCAGAGTTGCATCAGAGCGCTCATGCCCGACGCTCTTGCTCATGTGATCTCTCATCTGAAACTCTCGAAGGTTGAGATGAGCGCTGCGATCTTCGGTGGCGATTGTCCGCTCTGCGGCTCGCGGCGCTCTTTCTTTCTCAAAGCGAACAAGCGCACAGCGTTCTGCTGTGAGTGTGGCGCGAACATCGCGTTCAGGTAACAATACGATGGCGACGCGCATATATCTCCCGTCGAGCGGCTCTCCTGATGTCACGCCATCGACATGGAATCACGCGAATCAGGCATCGACGACATACACGATCAAAGGCGTGCTTGATAAAGGCACGACAGCGATGACATCGCGCACGACAGCGTCGGGCACGACATCGCCATACACGCGCGCTGTTATGAGATACGTCATCGGACCGCTGACGGCGCAGACGATCTCAGGCACGATCAACGCCGTGATGCGCGTCTCAGAAGCAGCGACCGGCGCGAACGCGACGATGTCGATTGCGGCGAAGATCATTCAGTCGGGCGGGTCAGATCGAGCCGTGCTGCTCGCTGCTACTGCATCAGACAATACAACGTCAGGGAGTTATGAGTTCTCGACTTCGCTCTATGGTCGCAGAGCGTGGGATGTCAGCGAGAATCGTCCTATTTCGCTCACGTCTCAGTCTGCGTCGGATGGCGACTATCTCGTCATCGAACTCGGCTTCCGATCAGCGACGACGGTGACGCGCAACGTCGTCATGCGTCACGGCGACAACGTCTCAACAGACATGGTCGACGAAGACGGCTCGAACACGAACGACTACGCTCCTTGGGCCGAGTTCTCAGGGTCGATTGCCTTCAAGCACACGCTCGCTGTCGACGACTCGACGCACGCGCACGCGACAGACGCTGTCACGCTTCAGCCGCATCTCGCTGTCAGCGAGTCTCGGCATCTGCATGCAGCAGACAACGTCGTGCTTCTGCGGGGGGCTGCGTGTGACTTATACATCGACTGGCACACCGGGTCTGACGGCAATCTCGTCACAGACACAATCGCAGCAGGTTCGTGTCGCCCGACATCGCCGACTGACGTGCCCTCGGCATACCCCGGCACGACGCTGACGATGATGAAGATCGAGACAGACGCAGCGAGTCCGATCGGCGGCCTCGTCGCTTGCGGCGGCGTGGATTACAACATCGGCGACACGACACAGGGCGCGATATATGATCACAACGGGCTTTATGAGGATGTCGTCACAGCCAACGTGTCGTCGGGTCCGTCTGTCATGTCGATGGGATTCTTGTGGAAGACGACTCGCACTCTCGATTGGGGCTGGTATGCCGATTCGGGAATGAACGGGAGCAGCGAATGGGCGCTGCTCGCGCCGAGATATTTTAGTTCACAGCAGCACCTCTATCTGCACACGAGTCAGGGATACAGCGCGAGCGCCGTCGACATCAGCAACAACACTTGGTATTGGATTACGATTCAATACAATCGCACAGCGGGATATGCATACATGGAGGTTTATCTCGCTTCGACAATGCAGAAAGTCGGCTCGACGCTGTCGCTCGCGTTCGCAGCGTCGCCGCCCATTGTCGCTTATTGGCAGATCGGACAGAGCGCAGATCAAGGCAACTCTGAGGCGGCCAACACTTGGTATGGCCCTGCGATCTTCGACTGGACAGACGGCACGTTCCCGCTGCTGCCTGCGTCTGATTCTGATGACACGATGCTCGTTGTCAGCGAGTGCGGTCACGCTCACGCAGCCGACACGCCGACGCTCGTGCAGCAGAACATTCTTGTCATCGCAGAGGCGACGCACGCACATCTCGCCGACTCGCCGACGCTCGTGCAGCAGCATCTTCTCGCTGTCGCTGAAGCGTTGCACGCTCACGCGGCAGAAGTCCCGACATTGACGCAGCAGCATCTTCTCGCTGTGTCTGAGTGTCTGCACGCGCATCTCGCAGACAATGTCGTGCTTCAGACTGCGGGCGCGCTTCAAGTTCAAGACGCGGCGCATGCACACGCGGCAGAGACACCGACGCTTGTGCAGCAGCACACGCTCGCAGTCGACGAGTCGTGGCACACGCACTTCGGCGATCATCAGCACGTCACAGACGGGTCGCTTGAGAAGTGGAACAGCGCGACTGATCTCTGGGCCTGGCTCGAAGACGTTGTGGGAACGTCATCGATCAATCGCGCGGGGCCATCTTGGAACTATTGCGCAGAGATCAGAATCGACGCATCGAACTCGCTTGCTGAGTTCTATCAGATGCTCACGAGCGTCGCTGCCGATCGGAACTACCGGCTCGGCTTCTGGTGGAAGACATCGTCGGGCAAAGAAGGCGCAGCGTTCGTGCGCGTCGCGATCAGCGGCGTCTACTACTACCTGCAACCCGACGGCGTGACGTGGCTCACAGCGCCCAACTACGACTGCACAGGCGCGCTCTCGAACGTCGCATGGCAATACACGACGCTCTCGTTCAAGACACCCGTCGGGATGACGGCTGGCTCGTGTCTCTTCGGGTTCTATGCAGGACTCGATCTCTCGTCAGCGTCGGGTTCGTTCTTCATCGACGACGCTGTGCTGACAGACGAGATGAAACTCACGCCGACGTTCACTCTCGCTGTTCAAGAAGCGAATCATCTGCATGCGTCCGATGTGATTGCTCTCGTGCAGCAGCACGTTCTCGCTGTGCAAGAAGCGAATCATCTGCATGCCGCAGACAACGTGACGCTCTCGTTCTCGGTTATTCTCATAATCTCTGACGCGCAGCACGCGCATCTCGCAGACGAGATCGTCCTCTCGATGCTCGGCTATTTCGATCTGATCGTCGTCAACGTGAACCCGCGCGAGCGCATTGTCGAAGTGCGGCTTCACGAGCGCATACAAGACGCAGCGCAGCGTGAGCGAATCGTCGAGACGCGACCGCGCGAGCGTGTAGTTGACAGCGACGTGCGCGAGCGTATTATCGAAGCGGAGGACCTACGATGAGCAGACCTCAAGGCACAATTCAGAAGCGACCCGCAGAGTCGTATCCGATCGGTCTCAGATATTGGGGCGCCGATCTCCCGACGGGCGTCACAATCGCGAGCGTCACAGGCAGCGTCGCGCCCTTAGGTCTCACGCTCGGCGGGTTCTCTCACTCAACGACAGAAGCATACGTCAACGTCAGCGGCGGCACAGCAGGCGTTGACTACGTTGTCACGTTCCAAGTCTCTCTCACAGATGGCACGATATATGTCGACGACTTTCTCGTGAAAGTGCGCGACTGATTTAAGGAGGTAATTCA